TCGGCCATCTGCATCCCGAGCACCTGGTACTCCCCAGCACCAGGCCGCATCGGAGAGTGATCGAAGCGTGCCCAAGCGGGCTGCAGCGCTAGGATCGCAAAGCCCCGGGAATCTCCTGAGCCGGTATGAGCGAGACGGCCAACACTATAAACGCGGCGGGAAACAAGCAGGGGTTGCGCCCTGGTGTTTCGATCACTCTCCGATGCGGACGAAACTGCGGCCTATAACCGCCCACCTGCATCACATCCCAGAATCGGTTGTTATTGAGCGCTGGCGAACTGAGCACGGCCGTGGAACTCGGCGCCGGAGACGTGACCGGCAAGCAGATGAATGCGCAGTGCTGATGCGCGTGGGGCTCGGGCCTTGTTGTGACGCCTTGCGGGACTACATGTGCAAGGGTCGAAGCCGGTCATGCGGAACAGTGACATGACGAACTCAGTACTTCATGCCGGGATCAGCGCCGGCCATCTGCGCCCATTCAATAGGTGGCCACTGCCTGCCCAGTGAGCGAGCGATAGGAGCTACCGCCATGAAGTAGCTGAACGATTCACCTGCGAGGCGCAGCAAGCCTGAAGGCTGCGCCCTACACCCATCCAGGCAGCGGACAGTAGGTCGTCGATGTCACCGCGCATCGGCCGGAATTCCGGTAGGCCACCCCAGTGCACGAAGACAACTTGATGCTGCAAACCCAGGTCGACGCCAGTAGCGGGCCTGGGCACCCTTCCCGACCAAACCCGCATGCACTCCCCTCCGCGCCCAACGGCAACCAGCGGAACGGATGAGTGCAGCCGAGTTTTGTTGGATCAACACCCCGCCACTCTGGAGGCGACCATGAACGCACTACTCAAATGCCAGCTCCGCCACGACAAAGCGGAGCCTGAGGACGATTCGAGTTATCAGGAAGCAGCGACTCGCTGGATCGAGAACAACGCCGAGCAGCTGGTGTTGGGTTGTGACGTTCTGTTCCTGCGCCGCCATGGGCACTGGCAGGGGGTCACGCAAGAGCAATTCATTGCCAAGATTCAGGAGCACCTGGTGCAACGGCAGATCGACGGCGCCGACGATGAAGACTGGTTTGCTCAGCTGGTAGCAGCGGCATACGCCGGTGGCAACGTTAAAACCTTCGCCAAGAACCTGCTCGGGCCGAGTGACCACGTCAGCGGCAAGATTTTCGAGATTGCCGAGGCGCTGCTTGAGCCTTACGCCCATGACGGGCTGATCGCCGATACCGAGGACCACGAGCTGTGAGCCCGTACATCCTAATCGACGAAGCTCTGGATAGCCTTGAGCATCCAGACAGCTCGCCCGGCAATAGCATTCTGGTCCAGCAGATCATCACCAACCTGATGACCGACCAGCTGATCACCCTCGAAGAATTCAGTCACTACTGCAAGCGCCTGCTGGATGTCTGTCGGCAGCGCAAGGAGTTGTCATGAGTACTGCACCGGTTAAAACGCTCATCGATGAGCAGCTCGAAGATATCAGCGCTCACAACCTGCGAGAAGCCTACGGCCTGGCTGAGCGCCGTGGCTTTTTTGGCGCCCCGATCGAGCAATACGCAGAACCAGGCTATGGCGGTCGAGTGCTTCAGGTCTTGCGATATCGGGTGCAACAAAGCTCGCGCAGCGAAAACGCCTCATAGCCACTATTTTTTTGCAATGTTACGAGATAGCTCGAGGATGGTATTTGTGGCGCTTTGAAAAATGTAAGTGCGTCCTACACCTTGGGGCTCATAAAAATAGCTCCCCCTTGCACTCGCTTGTTTATAGATCTTTTTAATACCAAGCACAGTCGCCAGATTGACCATTATTTCCTCTAAAGAATCTCTCTGGCTCAGCCCTGTATTTGTCGTGACCGTCGAAAAATAACCCCGGTCAGTTTTGGGTGCCGGAACGATAACTGCTTTTGACATTCCTTGGTCCTCCGAAAGTTCGCAGCAAATATCTCACGCCTGCCAAAAGTGGGCCATCTGATCGACACACCTTCTGAAACTTACTGTCATTGCGCCTCATAATTGCAGGCGCCAGGAACACTCATGTCCGCAAATACTGAACTGGCCGTCGTGCCGCCGCAAGAAACCGCCCTCGCCGTCTACAGCAAGGAAAAAGGCCTTGAGCCTTGGTTGCAGCAGATCCGCACCAAGATCGACGGCTTCACGCCGGACATCAGCACCCGAAAGGGTCGTGAGGCGATCGCCTCGATGGCTTACGCCGTCGCCCGCTCCAAGACAGCGCTGGACGATGTCGGGAAGAAGCTGGTCGCTGATCTGAAGGAAGTGCCGAAGAAAATCGACGCCGAGCGCAAGCGCGTTCGGGACACACTGGAAGCCTGGCAGGAAGAAGTCCGCCGGCCGCTGAACGAGTGGCAGGCCGCGGAGGATGCTCGGGTCGACAAGCACAACGCGGCGATTGAACGAATCAGGCTGGCAGCCATCGACTTGGACGGTATTACCGCCGAAGACCTCGTCAGCCGAATCGCGCAGCTCGAAGCGACCGCCCTGGGCGATGACTGGGAGGAATTTGAGGCTGAAGCGGCCCGCGCCAAAGACAAAGCCCTTGGCATCCTGCGCGCCGCCCTCGCCGCTCGCCAAAAATACGAGGCCGATCAGGCAGAACTGGCCCGTCGTCGCGCTGAAGACGAGTTGCGCGAACAGAAAGAGCGTGAGGTCCGTATTGCTCGGGAAGCTGAAGAGCGCGCCCTGCGTGAAGCCGAGCAGCGTGCGCAGGCTGAACGAGAGGCCGCCGCCCGCCGGGAGCAGGAGTTAATCGACAGCGCCGCCAACGCCAAGCGCGCTGCTGAGAAAGCCGCAGCAGATGCTGAGGCGGCAGCCGAACTTCAGCGTCGCCAGCTCAAGCTTCAGGCCGAACAGGCACAACTGGCTGCCGAACAGGCCGAAGCCAACCGCCTGGCGGCGGAACAGCGCGCCGAGCAGGCTCGCGTTGCTGCCGAACAGCGCGCCATACAGGCCGCAGAAGACGCCCGCCTCGCCGAGATCAAGCGCCAGAACGATGCCGCCGACGAGATCATTCGCCAAGCCGCTTTGCGCGAAGCTGATATCGAGCACAAGAAGGCCATCAACCGGAAAGCGCTTGAAGCGTTCGTAACCGGCGGGATGACCGAGGAATGCGCGAAGCAGGCAATCACCCTGATCGCGCAACGCAAAATCCCCGCCATATCCATTCAGTACTGAGGTCGCCATGAGCAATCTTGCAGTGACAGAAAAGGTCGATCGCCTACCGACCATGCAAACCGAATCGGCAACGATCATGTCGATCATTCAGCAGGTGGCCATGAGCCCCGACGCTGACATCGACAAGATGGAACGCTTGATGGCGATGCACGAACGCGTCCAGGCGCAGCAGGCAAAACAGCAGTACGACGACGCACTGGCCCAGTTGCAGGAAGAAATGCCGGTGATCGGCGAGCGCGGCGGCATCAAGGACAAAAGCGGCCGCATCCAGAGCACCTACGCACTCTGGGAAGACGTCAACGAGATGATCAAGCCGGTAATGGCCAAGTATGGCTTTGCCATTACCTTCCGGACGCCGCGCAACGAGCGAGGCATCGAGGTCGAAGGCGTGTTGAGCCACCGCGCCGGGCATCGAGAAGTGACATCGATCGTCTTGCCTGTCGATGCATCCGGCAGCAAGAACGGCGTGCAGGCAGTCGCCTCCAGCGTCAGTTACGGCAAGCGGTACACCGCGGGCCTGCTGCTGAATATCACCACGACCGGTGAAGACGACGACGGTAACGGGCCGGGCGCACAAGTAACGCCGCGAGTCACGTCCGCCCAGGCTGCACAGATCGCCATGCTGCTGGAAAAGTGCAGCGACAAAGCGAAAGCCGCATTCGCCGGAATCCACGGCACACCGACCGCCGTCGAGAAAGCAGTGTTTGACCAGGTACTGGCAATGCTCACCAAGTCGGCAACCCAAAACAGCAAAACCACCGAGGGGAAGGACGATGCAAATCATCAGTAATGTAGAGCAAGGCACCCAAGAATGGCTGGATCTGCGCTTGGGCATCGTCACCTGCTCGGAGCTGGATAGCCTGCTGGTAAACGGTAAGGGCGAAGCCGGTTTCGGCGCCGGCGCGTTCACTTACATGAACACGCTGATCGGTGAGCGCATCACTGGTGAGGCTGCCGACCCGTTCCAGGGCAATCGCCACACCGAGCGCGGTCACGAATACGAAGGCGTGGCTCGCGGCCTGTACCAGTCTCAGGTGGACGTCATCACGAATCAGGTCGGGATCATCCTGAACCACGGGATCGGCTACTCGCCTGACTCACTGATCGGCGAAGACGGCCTCTGCGAGATCAAAACCAAACTACCGAAGTTTCAGGTTGAAGTGATCCTCTCCGGCGAGATCCCGAAGGAACACGTCGCACAGTGCCAAGGCGGTTTGTGGGTGTCGGATCGCGAGTGGATCGACTTTGTCAGCTACTGGCCGGGCATGAAGCTGTTCGTGAAGCGCGCCTACCGCGACGAAGTGATGATTCGCAAGATGAGCGAGCGGGTCAAAACCTTCTACGAAATCCTCGACGAGCGCATGAATCGCGTGCTCGGCATCGCAGCTTAAGGAAATCCCATGCCAACACTTACCGACGTCGGCCGCATTGGCCGTGACGCTGAACTGCGCTACACCCCAGGCGGTGACGCCGTGATCAATCTGGCACTGGCCTGCGACTACGGTCGCAAGGTCGACGGTAAGCGCCCGACCCAATGGGTTGACGCCACTCTCTGGGGCAAGCAGGCCGAGGCGATGGCGCCCTACCTGATCAAAGGACAGCAGGTCCACTTCACCATGGACGACGCCCACATCGAAACCTACACCAAGACCGGCGGCGGTGAGGGTTTCAAGCTGACAGGCAAGATCATCGTGATCAAGTTCGTGGGCTCACCACCTCAGGCGGCCAATCAGCCGGCACAACAGGTCAGGCCACAGCAATCCCGGCAGCAGGCCGCAGCCCGTCCAGCACAAAATCAACAAGGCACAAACGGGCCGGACTTCGACAGCTTCGACGATGACATCCCCTTTGCCCCTCACCACCACTTAAACGGTGCCTGACATGGACACACTCATCCAGCTTGGCTACGAACGCCAGGCACCCATCGAGGCCGCAACTGCGGCCTTCCTTGCATCTGGCGGGCAGGTTCGCCAGTGCGGACTCAGCGAAACCCAGCCCAAGCCGATCAGCATGTGGAACTCGGCCATCACCCGACGCAAGGATGCGCGCCGCGTGTTCGAACAAAAGGAGCGTGAGCTGGCTGAGATGATCAGCGATAACGCAGTGATGGTGTCGGAGTACGGAAACGTCCTGCGTACGCCGATTGAAGTCCGCGACATGCTGCGCATCCGAGGTGAAAAATTGTCGACTCCGCAGGTCGAACAGATCGCCGCGCGGTACCGGATCGAACTCGCGGAAGGCGGGAAGCTGACTTGAGACGCCTCCGCGTGCAGCAACGCAAACGACAAACCTGGCTGGCGATACCGGCCAGCGGTATAGAAGAGGTTGGCCATGGCCAAGAGTGGACAAGAGCGATCGGCGAAGGCTGCCGAGAAGCGGATCGAGTACGACGAGAAGGAATTACGGCACCGGGTCAGGCTCGGCACCCGGCAGAAGCTTGATGAGCTGATGGCCTGGAACGGCATCAAGGAAATCAACGAGGCGGTGCAGAACCTGATTTTGAACGCTCATGCGCTCGGGCCGACCCTTTCCTACCAAGCGATGGAAAGTCCGCGCCACAAAGTGCAGATAAGCGAAAACGTGGCGCGAATGTTTCGAAATGAGAGCTTGGCAGAGCTGAAGCGCGACCCGGGTGATGAGGTTTTGCCGCCTACGCTTTAGCTCTCACAGAGACGACGGCCGCCTCAACCTCATTCCATGCATTGCTGACATGCGGATGCTCTGCTTGGCGATATTTCGAGTTGTCCAATATCAGCGTTTTAGCCTTCTGGCTGATCTTTACCAGATCCAAGTCGAGATCTTGGGCAGCGCCCAACACCGCGACAAGAGCCTGCTCCAAAGCGATTTCACGATCAGTTGCCATTTGTCCAACTCCTTTTGAGCCGGCCCATGCCGGTCACCTGTAATACCCCAATCCAAACCAAATGGCCACCACCGGTCACGGAGGGCGATGCCTGCGTTGCGCCATGCCCGTTGACGAGGATGGCGCGCGCTGACGCTCAGTGATTACCTGATACGGGAAGCAATGTAGCTGAGATAGCTGACTGCCGCGGACTTCTGCTCTGGGCCTCCAGGGCCGTCACTTCCCATCAGAGATCCTTGGGCTCTTTCGATCAGATAGTCTTTTGGAGCCCCTGGCGTGCTGTTCAGAACGGCGATCAATAGGTGTTCCAGTGCGTCTATTTGTGCCTGATTGCTCATCTCGCTCTCCTTGATCCGGCTCCATGCCGGGCCGAACACAAATACCCTACTCGCAGCTATTGCGCCACCTTCAACTGTTCATCATTTTACGGCGTGACGCGAAAGCATTGCTTCAACTTCGGCAACAGTCGACTCATATAATTCTCTAGCTGATGTAGTTACCTCATGTGCAACGGATAGTAAATTTTTAAGCTTTTCACCAGAAGTTGAATTAACACGAGACAAATTTATTTTCATAGCATCTTCGAGCGACCTGTTGATAAACACGGTGGGGGAGCCCAGAAAATTTTCCTTCTCTTCTTGAGTCAGGAAAACCGCCACGGAACCCCATGCGCGGATGTAGGAATCAAGTGCTTTATGCCATTTCTGACGAGCCTCTTCTTCCTTTGCTTTGGATTGATCATCTGGCAGCCCATTTTCAATCGTGCTCCAGTTGTTACTAACTACCGTCTCCAAATAAGCCACAAAGTAAAACAAATCAATTGAAGTGTTTTTCAACTCCTTAAGCGAATTGAATTTCTCCGTAAAACGGAACTGACTTTGCCAACTAGTCAGAGCAATTATCGCGACAACTCCCGTCACCGCTGTTCCGGCAAAGCTGAGCAATTCCATCGCATTTCTAATGCTCTTCCCTAAGGATTCCTCAGCGCTTACGCCAAGCCCTAGAAGAACGCCGAGGGCAACCAGCAAAAAGCAGCCTCCGAGAACAACACGATCCATAACCCACTCCCCCTGTCGATCCCGGAACTATACCGGCGAGGATCCCCTATGTCCGCACAACAGAAACTACCCCAGTTCATCCATGGCCAGCCAAGCATGGGCCTGCCGTTCCAAAAAGAACTGGTGGTGGACCTGTTCGCCGGTGGTGGCGGCGCCAGCACCGGAATCGCCCGGGCGTACCGGGAACCGGATGTCGCGGTAAACCACAACCCAATCGCCCTGGCAGTGCATCGCGCCAACCACCCACAGACAGCGCACTATGTTGCCGACGTGTATGAGGTGTGCCCCCGGAAAGCAACTGGCGGCCAGCCAGTGGCGATTATCTGGGCGTCACCTGACTGCCGCCATCACAGCAAAGCCAAAGGCGGGGCGCCGCGTGACCGTGGAGTTCGCGGGCTGGCCTGGGTAGTGATTCGCTGGTGTTTCGTCACCAAGACGCGGCTGCTTTTCTTGGAGAACGTCGAAGAGTTCTGCGACTGGGGGCCGATCGATGACGAAGGCCAGCCGATCAAGGCCGAGCGCGGGCGCACCTTCAAGGCGTTCATTGCTGCGATCAGCGTGGGGTTGTCTGCCGATCACCCGGACATGCCGGAGATCATGGAGGCCATCGGGGAGTTCGTGCCGATGGAAGCACTGGTGCGCGGCCTTGGTTACAACGTCGAATGGCGCGAGCGTATCGCGGCCAACGCCGGCACCCCGACCATCCGCAAGCGCCTTTACCTGGTGGCACGAAGCGACGGCAAGCCGATCGTCTGGCCAGCGCCGAAGCGCCACAAGATGCCAACCGCCAAGCAGCAACCGTGGCGCACCGCCGCCGAATGCATCGACTGGAGCAACCTCGGCCGAACCATCTTCCGCGACAAGCCAATGGCAGTGAACACGATGCGTCGCGTGGCCAAAGGCTGCTGGCGTCATGTGCTGACCAGTGCGAAGCCGTTCATCGTCCCAATGCGCGGAACATCGGATTCGCACACCAGCACCCACGGTACGGACGAAGCGCTATCAACCATCAGCGCCGGCGGCACGCATCACGCTCTGGTCCAGCCGGTGGCGGCGCCATTCCTCACCGAGTGTGCCAATGGCTCGGCACAACGCAACTTCGATGTGCAGGAGCCGCTGCGCACGCAGGTCGCCCAGGTCAAGGGTGGCCATTTCGCAATGGCCGCCGCACACATGACAGCTTTCGGCCAGAACGCGGTAGGCAGCTCGCCCGCCGAGCCGACGCAGACAGTGCTGGCCGGTGCCGCGCGACACGGCGTCGTTGCTGCATTCTTCGAGCAGGCAAATGGTGGCTTCTATAAAGGCGACGGACGCTCGGCCTACGATCCCATCTCGACCATTTGCCAGTCCGGTGCTAACCAGCGTTTGGTGAATGCCTACCTGGTGAAGTACTACGGCAACGAGAAGGACGGCATTTCACTCACCGAGCCAATGCATACCCTGCCGACCAAGGACCGGGTTGCGCTGGTCGAGGTTGTGCAGGTGCCTGACACGCTGACGCCTGAACAGATGGAAGGCGCCCGGCGCTGTGCAGCTTTCATGCACGAATACCTGCCGGAGCATTTCAAAGACCCGGCCGAAATAGTGATGGTTGGCGGCTATGTTTTGGTGGATATCACCCTTCGCATGCTGCAGCCACCTGAGCTGAAGGCGGCGCAGGGCTTCGACAAGGGCTACATCATCGACCGCGGCCTGTTCGTTGATCCGCTCACCGGCGCCGAAGAGTGGCGCGACATCAACAAGACTGACCAGGTCAGGTTGATCGGCAACAGCGTCTGTCCGGATGAAGCCGAAGCGCTCGTCGCAGCTAACGCCGCCGACATCATCGAGCTTTATCAGCGCCTCGCGGCCTGATTCACGCAAACCAAACCTGCCAAGGCGCCGTGTTGAGCCATTCGATCAAGCGGTACATTAGATTGATCGCTTGATCGATCAGCACCTGTCGGATTAGTTCTTCAACCGCGTGTTTCATTGGGTAGCCCCTCAATTAATAGCTAGGGCAAGAGGATTCTCTTACCTATATATCCGGCTATTACGGACGGGCCTGCCTCACGACTCCTCTTGGGTTTTTTCCAATCTCATCAAATCACCGCCCGGGCATGACCCGGCATAGGACGCCCCATGCCCACAAAAAAGATGAAGGCCTATCACGTGGGTGAAGGCTCGGAAGGCGAACACGTGATCACCTTCGCCAGTAGTAACGCCCAGGCCCGCCGCGAGGGCGGTAACGAACTGGGTCTCGAATTCAACGAAGTGAGCTTCTGCCGGCGCGCGCCGTGGGCGGATGAGTTTTCGAGCCAGCGCTTTATTCCCGCCAAGGCCTATCACGACCAAGGCTGGTGGCTGTACTGCAACAACTGCGAGACGCAGCTCTATGAAGACGCCGAGGACGACGAAGGCAATCCCCTCACGATCGTCTACGACGGCCGACACGCCTATTGCGATCAGGACTGCAAAGACTGTCGAGACAAGCAGATCGCCGACGCAAACGCAAAGGGCGAAGCGTTCAAGGCGAAGGTTCTGGAAATGCGTCCAGATCTGACGTTTACCGAATGGAGAGTCGGCTGGCCCTGCATTTCCATGTCAGCCAAGTTCACATTCCCTGGCTCTCAATACGGCGGCTCCGTGAGCGATCACGAAGGCGATGGGGAACTGGATTGGTACGTGGCACAAGGTGACAAGCCCGCTTGGGATTTATACCAGCAGGAGCGCGCCGCATGAAGCGCATTTACCTCAGCGGGCCCATATCAATGAAAACGTAGAGGTGCTGAAAGAAAATTTTCGAAATGAGCCTCTTTCAGATCAACTAGTTTCCCCGAGTCTTTGGCTAGGATGGTCAGCCTAGTGTTAAATTGATCACCTGTTACACCGCCAACTATTATTTGGTCACCATACAGCGAAAGGATGGCAACTTCCTCACCGTCCAAAATAAATGTTTGATATGTGTTCTTCCAGTGGGCGACGCCGCTCCCGATTCCCCGAGCCATCAGCCCCAAGAGCGTCAAAATAAGCAGCACAACAAAGTAACCAATTACCTTATCTAGCACAGTAGGTTCCTTTTCATTTTCCATTTGGCGTTGCCCACCGAAATCCT